GCGGCGGGGCTAGCAAGCGATGCTGTAACAGAAGTCGTTAACGGTGTTTGGAATGAGCCTACCAGCGGTCACACAACAGCAGGCACAACGGGTAAGGCTTTGATCGATTCAGGTGCGGCTGGCAATCCTTGGTCTACTGATCTTTCTACAGGTTACAGCGGGACGCAGGCAGGGAGTATCCTCAACACCGTCAAGAGCCAAACCGATCTGATCCAAGCAGGCGGGACGGTAAACGTATCGACTCCGGTTACAGCATCGGGGCAATTGGCAAGCCCATTGATAATTGGGGATGATTACCTAGCGGCAAATGGACGGCGGTTTCGATGGACGGTAGAGCTACCGAGCGGCTACGTTATTGCCACTTCAACGGCTCGATTCGGGATGCGGTACGAGGATGAGCAAGGCGTCAATTCATTCATCAAAACCGGGACGGTTAGCGATGCTGGAAGCGGCAATGTTTATCTTGACTTCGACCTGACCAAAGAGGTTGAAACGGGATTGCTTCGACCTGGATGGTACGAATGGTCTGTCGAGATCGTCAGCGGCTCAGGCGTCAAGGTTACGCGGGTCAAGAGCGGGAAGAACGTCGAGTGGCAGGAGAAGCAAACATGATTAGGATGAGCCCCCCATATCTTAAGGTACTTCCGGCGGGTTGGCGTTTTGGTACGCAGACCATTAGCCCGAAAAAACAAAAGAAAGTTAGCACGTTAGCAAGTGTTTTCGCGGGGTAGGGGGCGGTTTGTTCAGGATCGAGACAAGACGCGATATAGCGATGGTCAATCGAGCCCTAAAGGAAAAATGGAACGTAGACAAGGAAGCGATCAAAGCAGCGTTGATGCAGTGTTTGACCGATCCAGATTTGGCGATCGATGCGGCGAAGGTGTTGTTAGGTGCCGACGCTTTGGATCACAAGCGAGACGAAGCGGAAGCCAAGAAGGAAGCAAAGGACAATGAGCTCCGATTACGACTTCTTGAACTCGCTCGATCTGTCCCAGTTGCAGAGCTTGCTAAGCTTGCATCCGAAAACGGCATTATCGGCGGATCCGGTCAAGGGTGACCGTCGGCTGTATCAACGCGACTTGATGGCCAAGAAGCGAGCAAGCCAACGCGACATCACCATTCCGCCACCTCTCGATCCTGCTCGTCGGATCAAGTGCGAGTCTGATCCTGCCATGTGGCTCTCGACCTACTTTCCCGAAAAGTTCTTTGAGGGCTGGACTGAGGATCGCTTGGCGATGGTGCGTTCGATAATCGATGCGGCTCGTTACGGCGGGGATCAATCGATTGCCGGGCCACGGGGCGAGGGCAAGACGACGCTGGCAATCCTCACGGCTCTCTATTTGATGGTGCGCGGTCTTTCGACCTTTCCGGTCGTCATCGGAAAGAACGCCGACAAAGCTAAGAAGGAAGTGCGGGACATCGTTGAGCAACTGCAACAGAACGAAATCTTTGCGGCTGATTATCCTGAGATTGCAATTCCGTTTCAGGCTGTCGGCGGTTGGTCGAGCCGGGGGAGGATGCAGACATGCGGCGGGATGCCTACCAACATTGTCATCGGGCCAGAGTTCTTTGTCTTTCCTGCGATCACAAGAGATCAGTTACCGGGCTGGCCGACTGAGATCGAGCCTGCTTCATACGGTCAGGTGCTTTACTCTTTGGGAATCGATGGTGCGATCCGCGGTACTAAGTATCGAAGCAGACGACCAACGCTTGCCATCATCGATGACATCGAGGATAGGGAAGCAGCAGCAAGCGAAACGACGATTGAGAAGAACGAGGAAGTAATCGAACAAGACATCGCTGGTTTGGGTCAGTCCTCGGAGCGGATCCCCAGAGTGATGCTTTGCACGATCCAAAATCGCAAGTGCATTGCGTATCGTTACACCGATTCGAAGATCAAGCCATCTTGGAGGGGCAAGCGATACCGAAAGCTAGTTACCAAGCCGGATCGAATGGACTTAATCGAAAAGTATATCGACATGCGGAAGGGACGCAAAGACGATGATCCAGACGCTCGGGAGGCTTTCCGCTTTTGGCGTGACAACCAAGAGGAAATCGAGCGTGGTTCTGTCGTCAGCAATCCGAACAGCTACAGTAAGAAGATGCACAGCGACGGCGAGCCGATGGAAATCTCGGCAGTCCACAGCTATTTCAATCGCGTGGCAGACAGAGGGCAGAAAGCGGTTTCGACCGAAGATGATAACGATCCACCAGAGCAAGCCGGGCCAATGGGCCTTGGGATCACTCCTGCCTTGGTCGAGTCGAGGATCAGCGGTTTGGTTCGTCGTCAACTACCGGCTAACACGGTGGCACTTACGGCAGCGATTGACCTTGGAAAGTATTATCTCCATTGGGTCGTTTCCGCTTGGTGGCATGGGGCCGGTGGCGTTGTGGCCGATTACGGCATCCAGCAGGTTTATGGGACGGACAAGAGCATGGATCACGAAGCCAGCGAGCCTATGATCTATCAGGCTCTCTTGAGCCTTCGGGACGAGTTGCTAACCAAAGAATTCAGCGACACAACAGGCACTCGGCGAACGATCGATTTTTGCTTTGTTGATTCAGGTGCGTTCACCAATGCGGCTTATTCATTCTGTCGTGAGGTCGGCGGGATCTTTCATCCGTCGAAGGGGCAAGACCCGTACCATCGAAAAGCCAAGTCAACATCGACAACGATTGCAGGGGCTAACCTACACGCTCAAAAGCTTCCGTCGTCTGATGTTTGGCTTTACGAGCTCGATACCAGCTATTGGAAACAATTCATCCATGAACGGTTTATGACTCCGACGTTTGACGAATCGAACATGCTCAGGCGCGGTTCGCTTTCGTTGTTTGCGCTTGAGGAAGAACGCAGACATAGCCAGTACGCTCAGCATATTGCAGCGGAAGAGCTCGTGACCAAGTTCACCGAGGGCAAGGGAACCAAGACCTTTTGGCTTCCGAAAGACAGCAACAATCACTGGCTTGATGCAACCTACATGGCAGCGGCGGCTAGTGAGGCTTGCGGTGTCAAGTTGATTGCTCCAAGTGAAATCGAGGTGCAACCGAAGCACGTTAGCGGCGAACAACCTAAGCCTGTTAAGCAGGCTCCAAAGGCGTACCAGCACGGACGCAACTTACGGCAACGGCAAGGCGGGTGGATTCCAAAACGGAGAGGGTGATATGAGCAAGAAACCAAAGCAGCAGACGACAAAGCGGGAACGGGTAGATCCTCAGGTTAATCCAGAGCCTATCAACCCGAAAAACCCAACGCAAACCACGAAACAGTTTGTGGGCGAGATCGCTAGAAAGATGGCTGAATCGCTAGGCGTTTCTGCCGATGCTCTTGGTCACGAAAGCCCTAACTACTCATCAGCAAGAATCTACATGCAAGCGATGAAGGAAGTTAGTAAAAGCCCTGTCCCTTGCGAAGACCGCAACCCTCAAGAGATACCGCATCCTGAAATCAGCCCTCTAACCAAAGAGGAAGAATCGATTGCTGAGACCATGCCAAGGTTTCGCCCTCGCGATTGCGTTCAGTGTACAGCAAGGCGACCGACACGATCTAGCTACAGTCGGGTCTATTGCACGAAGGGCAACACTCGCTACATCCGTTGCGGTTGGAAGCCTTGCGGATATCGGTACAAGCAAGTGGAAGAATAGTAAGCGGTTTACCATCGGCGTGGTAACAAGTCGCTATAGACGATTGAGATTGTCGGCTCTCCATGCAATCCTTGTTGCATGGCATCAGCGGCAAGTCTATTAACGCTTATCGACGCAGCTATTGAGGCTCTCTTAACCGGAGGGGCTCAGCAGTATTCTATTGGCTCTCGGACGGTTACGAAGCTTGACCTAGCGTCGCTCTTTGAAGAACGACGGATGCTCCAACAACAGGTCGAGCGTGAATCTGGTTCCGGTGGCGTTACTCTCGGTCGATTGTCGAGGGCTCGCCGATGATCGGAAAGATGCTCGATTCTGTTATCACGGCTATCAGCCCTACAGCGGGACTCCGAAGGGCTCAAGCTCGAAAGGTGCTCAGGTCTTTTACAGGGGCCGAACCTTCGCGAATTTCCTCGAGTCGAAAACCAAAGAATAATCCAGCGGACATGGAGCTGTCAGGGCCATTTGGGGCCGATACTCTTCGGGCATGGGCTCGGGATCTTGTCCGCAACAATGCTTACGCATGGGGCGTGGTTGATACCATTGTCTCATCGGTGGTTGGGTGTGGCATCAAGGCCCAGAGCCAGTATGAGACTCCAAGCGGAGACGACATCGAAACGATCAACGATCAACGGGATAAGATTTGGTCGGAGTGGGCGGAAGTCTGCGATGTCAACGGGAAATACACTCTCGATGAAATCCAGGCTATCTGCCAACGTGAGATGGTAGAGGCCGGTGAGGTGCTTGTACGGCTCATTAGAACGCCTAGCAAGGTCTATCGAGGAATCTATCGTCCAGTACCATTGGCTCTCGAATTGATCGAAGCTGACCGGCTTGCCGGGGACAAAGACAATTACGCAGCTAGGTTAACTCCGGCTGGTGACAATCGAATCATTCGCGGGGTTGAAGTTGATGATCTTGGGCGTCCAGTTGCTTACTGGATCTACAAAGACCACCCATTGCAACCCTACGCTGTGACCAGGACTCCCGAGAGAGTGCCTGCCCATGAGATCATGCACCTATACAGGCAGGATCGCATCGGCCAGACGCGGGGCGTGACTTGGTTCGCTCCGGTGGTCACTCCGGTGCGGGATCTTGGCACTTATCTTGACAACGAACTACAGGCTTCGGCTGTGGCAAGTTGTTTCACGGTGGCGATCAAGACTGATACGCCACTTGGGAATTTGATCGAGCCCGATGGGATCAGCAATACCGATTCGGCAGGCAATAGCTTTACCCATGTCGAGCCTGGAATGGTGATGAACCTTCGACCAGGTGAGGATGTTGTAGGGCTCAATCCTGGCCGTCCTAACTCAGCGGCAGAGCCTTGGATCGCTTTAATCCTAAGACAGATCGCAGTCGGTACAGGGCTGTCTTATGAAACCGTGGCAAGAGACTACAGCCAGACAACCTACAGTGCATCGCGAACAAGCCAATTGGAAGATCGTCGGCGGTTCCGTTGTTGGCAGAAATATTTGATCCGACATTTGCTCCAGCCAATTTGGGATGCGTTTCTCGATGCGGCGGCACTCAGTTCTATCCCCTCGTTTCCCACCTCCAGCGAGCTACTGAGTGACCGTCGCACTTTTGCCCCTGTTGAGTGGATGACACCTGAATGGGAATGGGTCGATCCGGCAACAGAGCAAGCAGCGGCTAAGGATGCAATTGAATCGTTCATGAGTGACTACCAAGCCGAGCTAGGTGCAAGGGGTCGATCGTGGCGAGCGGTCATGTACCAACGAGCCAAAGAAAACGCACTCAAGAAGAAACTTGGCCTACTAACGCCACAAGAGCAACAGCTAGCGATTTCGGCGGCTCAATCGGCATCGGCAACACCTCCAGAGGCTCAAGTAGTCGTCAGCGAGGTAGCCAATGCCTTATGACGCAAAGACTACAGCAGCTTGCCCGATCGCTAAGCCTTGGGGCGTGTTCAAAAGCGACGAACGTCAACTTATGGGATGCCATGCAAGCGAGACCGACGCAAACGATCAGATCGCGGCTTTGTACACAAGCGAACAGGTCGAACGTGCAAAGTATGACGGCATTGACTTTACACCTCCTGAGGGCGTGCGCAATGAGGCCAAGCAGGGTCTTGAATGGCGTAGAGAACACAATCGCGGCGGGACACCGGTCGGCGTTGCTAGGGCTCGTGACCTATCGAACGGCAAAGAGATCAGCCCTGACACCATCGGACGCATGGTCAGCTACTTTGCTCGTCACGAAGTCGACAAGAAGGGCGAAGGATGGAAGCCTGATCAAAAGGGTTTTCCGTCAGCGGGTCGGATTGCTTGGGCTCTTTGTGGCGGTGATGCTGGCAAGGCTTGGGCCGGAAAGGTAAAGCGACAAATGGAAGCAAGGGACACTGTCGAAAGAATCGCTTTGGTACCAAAGATCCAGCGAGCGTTTCAGGCACCAAAAGACGGAAAAGCGGTCATTGCAACCGAGACTCCAATCGACATATACGATTCGGAGCGTCGGCAAACGATCCGTCAAGTTCTCTTGATGGATGGCGTTCAATTTCGCAACGGAAAGAATCAACTTCCAATCGTTGATTCTCACAATGACAAGACGGTTCGCAATGTGTTCGGCTCGATCCGAAATATCTCGATTCAAGATGGTTCGCTCGTTGGCGACGCGTCGTTTGCATCCGACGAAGAATCTCAGATTGTGGCTACTCGATACAACGAGGGCCATCTAAACGACTTCTCGATTGATGCACAGATCCTAGCGAGGGTCTACGTCTCAGAGGGTCAAACATACACCACCCGACAAGGCAAGGTGATCGAGGGGCCAGCGGAAATTGTAACCGCCTGGGAACCTCACAACGCGTCGATCTGCGCAACGGGTGCAGATCCAAACTCCACGGTGCGAAGGTCTTATGACCAAGAAGAAAGGCAGGCAGGCATGAACGAAGAGCTAATGGCTCAACTCAAAGCCCTTGGTCTCCCAGAAGGGATGACCGATGCGAGCGAGATTATCAAGTGGATGGCAGATCATATGGAAAAGCCATCGCTTGAAGTTGAATTGATGGATGGCAATAAGCCATCCGAAGAAGCGATGCGATCCGAGCATGACAAGCCCGAAGATGAGGCAATGCGAATGGATGACAAAGTACAAGAAGAAGTCGCAAGACAACTCAAGGCAGTTGACGACCGACGCAAGGCAATTTACGCAGCAGCAACACTGGCGAAGGTAGAGCGTTCCTTCACAGAGGAGCTTGTTGAATCAGGATGTTCAGTTCAAGACGCTCAAGAAAGGATCATCCGAAAGATGAGCAATTCCCCAATCGGACAGACTGTCGGAACTGATTTTAAGGTTACCGAGTCGGAGCATGACAAGTTCGAAGCAGCAGCCAAAGCTGGTTTGATTCAGCGATGTTTCCAAGGGACTGTCAAACAAAAAGCCCCACAAGTTCAAGGGTCGGAAGATTTCCGCAACCTCGGAATCTATCGGCTCGCTGAATTGTGCGTTCGTCGCATGGGCATCAGTCCAGAGAAGTACGCTCCCGTTGACGTTGCTCGAATGGCGATGGGTCAAGATAAGACTTTCAATCGGCTCAACATTCGCCGATCTATGGAAGCCTATCACACGACCGGAAGCTTTCAAAACATCCTGCTAGATGCAGCTAGCAAGACCTTGCGAGCAGCTTACGAAGAAGCCCCTTACACTTGGTCTTTGTGGGCTCGTCAGGCTCAATCGGTCGATGACTTCAAAAACATCAACCGAATCCAACTCGGAGAATCTCCAAACCTCGAAATGGTTCCTGAAGGGGCTCCATACCCTGAGGGGCAAGTCGTCGATTCCAAGCGATCCTATAAGGTTGAGAAGTTCGGCAAGAAGTTCTCGGTCTCTTGGGAAACTGTTGTTAACGACGACCTTGACGCATTGTCTCGCATCCCAGCGATGCACGGCAACGCAGCACGAAGGACGCAAGAGAAGGTCGTTTACGATGCTTTGCTTGCCAACCCAACGATGGCCGACGGTTTCGCTCTGTTTAGTGCATCGCACACAAGCGGCACTAACATCACTGCATCTTCGGTTGCTGCTCCAAGCGTTACGACCTTGAACGAAGCTTTCAAACTGATGAGCCTCCAAAAGGGTCTCAGCAGCGATGTTTACCTGAACCTTTCGCCTCGCACTTTGCTTGTCCCGCAAGCATACGCAGCGACGGCATTGGAACTGGTTAACAGCCAGTCCTACGCTCAGAGCAACGGCAATGAGGGCGTGGTCAACATCTACGGCGTTAATGGCGTTCGTCCTCTACAGGTTGTTGCAACCGCTTTGCTCGATGCAAACAGCGCGACCAACTGGTATGCGATCGCTGACAACGCTCAAGTCGATACCGTCGAAATCACGTTCCTCAACGGCGAAGAAGCCCCAGTGCTTGAGTCCGAATGGAACAAGGACAACGACACCTATCACTACTACGTCCGTCAATCGATGGCCGCAGCAGTGATCGACCATCGAGGTATCTTCGGCAACCGTACTTAGTCCGGTTGATTGACCTACAGCCCTGGTCGGCGATGGCCAGGGCTTTCTCAGACAGCGACAACACAACAAAAAAGGAAAATAAGACATGAGCGGATTTGTGAACCATGCCAAGTTCGAGGATGATTTCTTCGGCGGCAAGACCTACACGGCAACTGTCGGCGAAGGCAATTGGAAGATTACCGACACCTCGTCCAGTGGCACTCCAACCTATGCTTCGGTAAGCCCATCGGCTACCGGGGAAATCGCGTTGACGTTCGACAATGCCAACGAAATCCAGAATGTTTGTTTGGACTTCGGCGACAAGCTTTGTTTCGACATCGACAACATCCAGCGAGCCGTTTTCCTCGTCAAGACGGTTGCATCTCTCAATGCTGCTACGACCTTGGCTTTCGGCTTGCAGTCGGCTCGAAACGACGATACAGACGCTACTGCGAACAACGCACAATTCAAGCTTGCGGGCTCGAACGCTGTTGTTTGTGAAAGCGATGACGGAACGACCGACAACGACGACAAGGCATCAGGCGTATCGCTTGTTGCGACCTACAAGGAATTCGTTATCGACTTCACTGGCGGCAAGCAGGACGTTAAGTTCTACATCGACGGCCAGCGAGTTGCTTCGACAACGACCTTCTCGATGTCGGCTGCAACTGGATCGCTTCAACCGTTTGTTCAGATCAGCAAGACTGCATCGACCAACGTCAACAGCGTGACGGTTGATTATGTCTCGGTCGAGTGCAAGCGATAACCGATGAGCCTTCACGATCTCATCAAAGAGGATGCCAAGAAGGTATTCGCTAACCCAGATGATTTTGCAGAGCCGATCGTTTACTACAAGCGGAACGGTCGGTCTCGCAAGATTGATGCGGTGGTTGTGCGGGATGATTCTTTGCAACTTCCAGAGGCATCGGATTTAGTGACTCCACGATTCACTATCCATGTTGCCAACGATGAGGCCGAAGGTATCGCAAGTGATGAATTAGACTTAGGCGGGGATCAGATTGGTCTATCTCCGCGAGTCGGAGAACCGATCGACAGGCGGTCGATTGTCCGCTTGGTCGATCATGATGAAGGGATGCTGGTGCTAGAGTGCCGTTAGCGATCATCGAGGAAATTGCAGCAGAATTGGAAACCAGGCTATCGGCTATGGTCAATGATTCGGCTACATACCCTACCGATGTGCAAGAGGTCAAACGACCTACGCGATTCGCTAATTACACTCCGAAGGATCGGCAGATCATAATTACTCAGGGCGTGAGCAATTCCGTCCCTGAGTTATCCTGTCCGGGCAATCCTCCAGCGGTTGCCATGACTCAGCAATTTAATATCCGACTGATCTTGATGCCATCGGAGCGAAATCAAGACGCGATCGATACGTTACTGAATCAATTTGCATCCGATGTTCGGAAGTGTATTTGTCAACCGGCTAGCAGTTGGCACACTTTCGACGGGAATGCACTTTACGCCAACTTCGGGCCGCAAATCGTTTTCACTTCCGATGGAGGTGTTGACGGTGCTAACATTCAGTTACTTGTCACCTATCGAGTATCAGAGGACGATCCAACGGAGCGAAGATGATATTCGACATTGTGGCACACGAAGAAAATGC